AGGCAGGATACTATTGGTAGGCTGAACTAGGGTTATCATTTGCTTATTTTTAAGGTCAAGGAATTGAATCCAATGTTTTGAATATCGATATTAAATTCAGGGGTTGCTTCGTCAATTGATTTCTTCACAAACATCTTTCCTTCAATACCGTACTTTTTGATATAGTAGGCTAATCGCTTTGCACTACTTGAAATCTGTGGTAGCATATTGCGCCCCTCAATTAAATTAGTTGCTTCGATCTCCATATTTTTTCTTTTCATCCACCCTTCTAATTTTTGCAAGGCTTCTACAGGCATACTATATGTTTTAAATTGATAGTATCTGCCCTCTGCATTTGGGTAGGTCTTGCGTGTGTTTTTAATACCCTTTACCCCTTTGTCTTGGTAATCTGAATACTCAGCCCCTACGCTAATTTCTAGCCTATAACCTGTCTTAGTTTCACTTACTCCTAGCACCTTATAAGAAGAGTTTAGAGTGCCTTGATCATTAGGTGAATACTTTGCTAGGTTAAGTACAATTTTTCCGCCTAGCTTTAGCATGGCATCTTTGACATTATTAACAGCCATATTCTCAACATCGAGAATGTATTGATTAGCGTTTAATCTAACCCCGTTGACATTGAATAGTCCGTCTACTTTAGCTTGGTTTGCAACGACCATTTTTTATATTCTAAATCTTTGTGTTTGTTATAATCCTTTAAATAAGCCAATGTATTCAGGTACTCGATCACGTTAAGATCGTAGGTTTGATTCACCGTTATATTGCTGAAGTCTGCGACCTGTTTAGTGCTAAATACCCACCCCCAACGTTCCATAAACGGGCTGCCTTCTCCGCCATCTCCTTGTTCTGGATTGAGGAGGTTATGGTACTGCTTATTAACTCGTTGAATAATTGACAAAAAAAAAGCATGCACCCGTAAACTTGCAAGAAATTAGCTTCTAGCAAATCATCCGCCACCACCTCATGAGGCACTACCCCATAGCCTTGGTATCTTTTGCCCTTCATGGGTAGAAAGAAGCAGGCAGCAATCTTGTTAAGCTGCATGATCTCACCGCTAAAGGCTAGAATATCTATATACTGCCCTGCCGTGATTTCGTTTACTTCATAACAAAACTTGTATCGGTTATCCCCTACTTGGAGATAGTCGACAGGCTTAGTCTCAGGCAAATTATCAAAGAAAGATAGCTTTTCACCATACTCTTTGATTAAATCCCTGTACTTGTAGTCATCGTAATCCCGCTCATTTTTACCGTCGATCACCGCTAGCATTTTCTGCTGCTTCTCGATTATGTTTAAATTTGCGTTCACCTCGATATCGTACAAGGTTATAAACTGCCCGACCGTTAATTTGTCCCACATGGCTTTAAATATATTTTATTGGTTTGATGTTTTTATCTGAAGGAGTACCTGCCCAAATGACTCTTTGAAATCTTATTGACTACCGAATAGCGCAGGGCATCCAAGGCGTGATTGAAATTATCTACAGGCTTGTTGGTTAGTAAGCCGTTTTTATCTTCTATGTATTTGTAGTTCCTTAATTCTTTGATCAGGTTGAAGCTGCTTTCGGTTGCGATCAGCTTGTATCTCCTGATTATGTCAATGCCTATGTTGATAGATCCTTTAATGGTAGGCTTTACATTCCATCCCATCCTATATATCTCCTCAATACTTTTCGGCTCTGCTGAATCGGCATAGATTTCATTACTGCGATTTAACCCCAATACTTTCATTTCGTTTGCTATGTCCTGATTGGTCATGCCTGTGCGATATAACAATTCATCGACATACATATTATCATCTAAAATGTAGGTTCTCACCAAGCTAGTAGGATCACTTGAGTAACCAAAGTCAAGGCCGTAGCTTACTAGCTTTGCTTCCTTTGGGATTTCTTTGGTAGTTGAGAAAGTATATACTAGGGATCTAGCCTGCCCCCGTTCTCCTAAGCCGTAGACCCTCCAATAGTTTTCATCTATTTCCTTGAGTCTTTCAATCTCTGCTTTGATCTCAGCCCCCAGGAAAGGGTTATCCTTGTAGGTAGTCTGATAGAATTCCACATCCTTTCTAGGTAGCACCTGATCATATATCCAATGAAATTCCTCTGAAGGGTTGAAGTCAATGATCACCTTCTCATTTGTACGGAAAAGCAACTGCTGCCAATCTTCAAAGGTTAATTCATTAGCCTCATTACAAAAAAGTAGATCTCGCTTTCTACCCCTGATTTTTTGAGGCATATCAAGTGAGATGAATTCTATCGTGTTGCTGTTTAACTTGTATTCAGATGCTGTCTTGCTGTGGTCATCTTCAGAGTATATCTCGTGATCCTTCAGGATGGTTAGGAAGTCACGCATGACAGTACCCCTCAAAGCCGGGTAGGTCTTCCTGCATATTGTGATAATCTTACCTTCGTTTCTTTGGCAGTATGAAAAAATAATCCAAAGAAGAATATTATAGGTCTTCCCTGATCTAGTGCCACCTTGCTGTACTACTATCTTTGATTTGCTACTCTCAAGGTGGCGGAATACCTTATTTGTTTTGATACTAGTTGCTGTCATCAACTATTTTTACTTCAAATAGTTTCTTCCCGTCTGCGCCTGTTATTTCCTGTCTTTCGATATAGCCCCTAGATTTCCCCTGTGTTTTCAAGTAAAAAATAACCGCAGTCATATTACCCTCTAGCATCCCTTTATCGAGCATAGATTCGGCAAAGTCAAGCCTCTTATTTCTCCCTTCCTGTACAGCCTCTTCTAAGCCCTCCTGCTCAATCCATTTGTAAAGTGTAGCCCTTTCTACCCCCAAAGACTTTGAGGCTGTAGAAAGGTTACCAAGTGCCTTCACAATTGCTTTCTCTATCACGGATCTATCAGGCTTTTTCATATTGTTTATTTTTGTGCAATATTGGTCAAAGGTTTAATTGAATAGTAAAAGTGTTTGCCTTTCTTTTTGCACTTCTGATTATTCCAGGATACAACTTATTTAGTTTTTTTATTGCATCCCTTTCCATATCTACAGTCCTATAGTCTTTGCATCCTCCTTCAGTTTTCCAATGTTCATTTTCCCAATGAACATATCTAATACCAAGAACACCCCCATATTTGACTATATGTCTAAGGCATATTTCATAGTCTTCCTTTACTTTAAAATTTTCATCAAAATAAAATTCTCCATCATTAACCATTCCCATACAACTTGCAGTTATATAGGTTTTCATTAGTATTGGTTTATACGGATGAACAGATCTAGGGGCTGCCTCAGTTTTAAAACCCCACATTTTAAAATTTAATTGTTCACATAAATCAAATGCTTTGACAAATTCTTCCGCCCAAAATCCTTCATCTGAAATATGTTTCTTTTTTGCCTGAGTTCTACCCATTTCAGTATACCCTACATATTTTGCATCATCATCAAGAAATACTACCCACTTTTCTTCTGTGTTTTTTAAAATCCAATTCCTTGTTTGAGTTATTCCCTGAACTGAACTAGGTACACCTACTACATTTTTTATGTAGTTGTATTGATGTAATTCACTTTCAGGTACAAAAAAAGTACCAATATTTGGCAGTATTTTATTGGTAGTTGTTTTTCCTGCTCTGTTTTTACTTGGTATTGCTATCAGCATATCTTTCTTTGAAATCATTCCAATATAAAACCCGTTCAAGACTAATTGCATCTACTTTGCTTCCTTCTTTATATCCTCCTCTCCTTACCATTTTCAACTTTAAAACATTTTTTAAATCTTCCCAATCCTCAGAATTTGGATCTGCCATAATTAGAATATATTCTTTTGGCGGAATTAATTGAACAGACTGTTCAAAATCTAATGTTTCACCCTCTTCTAATTCATCTATCTTATCATCTATTGGAAGATCTAATCCCCATTCTTCTAGTGTTAATTCATCCCATTCATTAGCAATCATGTCCCAGTCCCACTCACCGAAGCCTACATTGTCCTTGATGATAAACTGCTTCTGTTCTTCCTCTGTGAGGTCATGCGCAAAGATCACCGGTACTTCCTTCAGCCCTGCTTCCTTGCAGGCCTTTAGCCTCATGTTTCCCCCTAGGACTATCATATCAGCGTTCACCACAATAGGCCTAATCTCAAGCATCTTTGGAAACTCCTGAATAGATTTGACTAGCTTTTTAAACTTATCATCCTTGATAATCCTAGGGTTATTTGGATTGCTCTTGACCTCCGATAGCTTAACGATCTTGATCTCCATTAGTCTAGTTTTTCGTTGGCTACTTGCAAAGGTTCTACAGGTGTGAT